TTTTCATTATTTATTTCTTTAACCAAAGGAGCTTCTATGTTCATCTCTCATGGAATAACCAAGGCACGTACCGTGCCTGGTCCTCACTTCTTCTATAGAAGTGAGCGTTCGTCGCCGGCGGCACAAAACAAAATCTTTGTGCCGTTTGCTTCGGTCGAATCCACGATGGATGGGACTCAGAATACTGAGTCGGATCGCAATCGGTGGCCCCTTCCTAAGAAGGGAGCACTGGAGGACAATGGCTCTGAGTTTTTCACTCAGAAGTACGAAGTCGTGAACGCTAAGTTCCCGTATTCCGTACTTTACTGTGATCCAAGTGGTGATAATGGTCGCTATACGAGATCGTATGGCAACGTTATCGCCAATTGTTTCAAGTGCCATAACAATGCCTCTCCTGGGTTGAAGGGCGCGCTCGACATCCCACTTAAGTTCAATTGGCCGCCAGATCTGTCCTCTTCGAGGTCAGCTTTGGTAGTCAAAGGAACTGTGGCTGTCGCAGCTACCGCCCCTACAAACCAGATTGCAAATGCCGCGTCTGCGGTTGGAGAACTACTACAAGATCTACCCGCAATTCCAGGGGTAGCCTTGTGGGAAAGTCGCTTGAAAGCTGTGGCGACTTTGGCAGCTGGCGCAGATGAGTTTCTCAACTACGTCTTTGCCATTTCTCCAACTATCGGAGATATGCACGACTTTCTAAAAGGAGTGCATACCATCGATAAGGTGGTTGACCAGTTCATTCGTGATGCTGGTCGGTCAGTTCGCAGATCGTTTCATTTCCTCATAGAGAGAGACGAAAGTGAGTCTGTGTTGACTGATATTTGGTCGCCCGCCGGCATGGGACTTTCCCAGGCTGATGGAACGGCCTATAATCAGTTCAACTCTCAGGCTCACAACGCCTTCCCTGGCTACACTACAGTGCGTAAACGAGTCACTGAACGCGAAATCTGGTTCAGTGGAGCCTTCACTTATCATATACCGAATGGATACGACATCCATAGTCGGGGTGATAGGAGACGACTCATGGCTAAGCTCTTCGGAGCTCAGCCAGACTTGAATACGCTCTGGCAGTTGACGCCATGGAGCTGGGCCGTAGATTGGGTTTCTGATGCAGGTTCCTTTGTTAAGAACCTTCAGAATCTCATTTCCTACGGCACGATTCTTCGGTATGGTTATGTCATGGAGAAAACTACCACGACAGATACCTTTACCGCTGGGGAACCGGTTCTACCGGTTCTAGCAATAAATGAGAGCAGTTTTAAAGCTCCCAACCCAGCTGTATCCCCAGTAGTTCTTCGTGTAACAACGAAGAAGAGGATACAGGCGAATCCCTTTGGTTTTGGCCTTAGTTGGGACGGGTTGTCCTCCGTCCAACAGGCCATAGTCGCAGCTCTCGGTATTACCAGAGTTGTGAGGTAGGTTCTCTGCACACCAACGCAAAAGGAGCACGTCGATGTTCACAGATCCAATTTCCCTTACTCCCGGTGCGGCGTTCGACGCTGGCGCAGTCTCATTGCCCCGTGTATCTCAACAGGGCGCTGTTTCTGTGTATCAGGCCGGACCTCTCACCGTGAATACGGGATCTCTCCTGAAGGTTACCGCCTCCCATTCTTACGGTAGGCGGACCCGCAGGGTCCTTCGCTGTGATTACAGCGACAATGCCGGAAGCACTCTCGTGTCCGGAACGACGGCGCCTCGTAGCATGTCATGCTACGTGGTGTTCGACATTCCGAACGCCGGTTTGTTTTCGGCAACGGATCAGCTGGCACTTTTCAACGGCCTTAAGGGCACGTGGAATGCCGGAACCGATGCAATCATGAAGAAAGTTCTGGCTGGCGAAAGTTAACCAGCACTTCTTCATTCCTCCATCGGTCTGATCAGGATGTGTCGTCGGCTTAGGACGTTTTCCTCTATTAGGAGGTTTCGTGAAAAGCCTAACGATGCTCTGGAACAGCGTAGCTGCAACGTTGGCTACGCGATGTTGCACTAGCGCCCACCATGACTGTAAAACAGTCAAGGATCGGTCGAGTTATGAAGGGTTATCGTTTCTTACTATAACCCTCCCTAGCTTCGCAAAGGACTTTGAACTGAGTCTCGAGCGAGGCTATGTGGACAAAACCGTTTTTCTTTCTTTTAAGAAGAACGGGAGTCTCCCCGCATTTCTGCGAGGTTTCTCTTGTCTCGTATTCGACCGTAGGACGGGTGTCCTACTTGATGAACCAAACATCGAGGCGATTCAAGCTATCAGGCAACTTACGTTGCTTTTTAGCAAGATTCTAATCGATTGTAAGCCCTCCCGTGTAAGGAAGGCTTACGCCGAGTTCATCTCGTGTGAGAAGGAAGTTAGGGAGAGGCAAGGAACTCAAACTCTTTACGAGTTTAAGCGAATTGGCTCTCTCCTGTTTGGAAGTATGTTCTCCAAGATAGACCTGAAAATCTATCAAGGGGATATCCTCCCAAAACATGGCCCTGGTGCGACCGCTGACGCCCTTTACGGGAATCAGAAGTTTAACCAGATCTCATGGCCATTGCGCCTTGAACCATACTTTCCTTACGGAGAGATGGTTCTTCCAAACTGGTCATACTATGATCAGCTGGAGAAGGTTAACTTCCTCGAACCTGAGGCCGAGATCCCCGTTAGGGTGATCACGGTCCCTAAAACGATGAAGACTCCTCGTATCATAGCGATAGAGCCCACTGCAATGCAATATACGCAGCAAGCCACATTGCGACTGATACAAGAAGGTGTAAGAGACAG